GTATTAGGTTTCAACATGTCACGGAGTTGTTTCTCCTTGTCCATGATTTCATCAGCAGTGAATGTCTTTCTCTTGTAGTCATAGTGATTGAAGGTGAGGAGTTCTTGGAAGAACGCATTCTCACACATCAACTTCTCTGCAAAGATGAATGCACCACCCTCGTTCAGACCATTATAGATCTTATTGATAGTCTCTTGTCTGGTAGTCTTGGGCATGAACTGTAGGGTGAAGAGTGATGTCACCAGAGAACAGTTCCTGAACTCATAGTTAGTCACATTACCACGAACCCACTCTAGTAGTGCCCACGGATATTCTTTACGGACCTCTTTGATTCTTTCATCAAGACTATCATAGAAACCACCAGCAAGTTCTACACCCACATACTGAGCATACTGACGATTAGGATTGTTACCAAGGATCATCTTGGTCAGTTTTCCTGTAGAACAACCTACATCCACGACTTTGGTATGGTCTTCCACAAAGTATCGAGAGAACGATACAGTATCCTCTAGTAGGTTTGAATATCCACGGATACTATCGTTGATGTGATTGTCAAAACCTTCAGGTGAGTGTGCGAAAGAAAAGTCGTAGGTCATATCATTTACCGTTTGTTTCGTATTTTAGTTCATCATCAATCATTTTGTCCAGTGTGTTGATGACATTACGGACATCTACAATACGGGCAGGTGTGCAGGTAGGGTCAATAGTATAATCTTTTTGTTCCATGAACAATGCCTGACGGACCACTGCTGCTTGTTGTAGATTCAGTTCAAGATTAATCATCGTTTAAATCTCCTATCCATTCTAAGTTTAATGTAATACATTACAATCAACCACACTGAGAAGATGATTGCTTCCTTATATCCCAGTATATTCCAACTGATAATAGATCCCGTCACAGGTCTCCCTCCTTACGGTTTTCTGAATAGTGAACATCAAATGCTCCTTCGGGATACCGTGCTGACAGTTTCTCAACATTCATCTCTAGGATTTCATCAAAGGTAATGTCGAGTGCCATACACGCCTGAGCAACATACCACATGATGTCACCCAGTTCACGCTTCATATGAAACGCATTATCTTCGTTATATGGTTTACCTTGAAGAAAGATCTTCTTTACCACCTCAGTAAACTCACCAGCCTCTGCACTGATACCAAGTGCTGCAGTCAGAAGTTGAGATACATTGCAATCATCTCTGACTTCAAGTTCAGACAAACGAGATGCAAGAGTGGGATAGTCAAGACTAGGTTGACTAGTAGTTTGTCGAACGAACTCAACATACTTGTTAGGATCGATTGTCATAAGTCTAAGGGGTCCTCTTGATTTTCAGGTAAAATAATTTGTTCGGGAAGTTCTAGATCATCAACTCTTTTACTAAAGATGTCTACAACTGTGGGAGGTGGATCGAGATATACTATGACCCAAGTGTAACCAGGTTTGTTCGCAATATGGTAGTCAGCATCACGTTGTTGACCACAATGACGATATCTCCTACCCATCTCATCTCTCACCTCGTAGATGAATGGTCTCTGGAGTTGTATCAACTCACTCGGTAAGTTGATTTCAGAACTTGAATCCATCGAAAGACTTCTTGGGTTTCTCCTCATAAGTATACTCCTCTTCCTGCTTGCTGTCAAGGAGATCGTCTTGTGCTGTCTGTTCACAGTCGAACAGTCTCATCTTGGCACGGTCGATACCGACCACAAATCTCTTGTAGATACTGAGATCGTTGTATCTATTCTTCAATTGCTTTACAAGTATCTGTCCCAAGGATTCGAGCTCTTCAGTCGAAATAAGGGCAAACATAAGATCAGCAGTAGCAGGGAGACCAAAGGACTCACTTGTATCAGTAAGCTCAACGTCAGAGCTACCATAACCAGAACGAGTGGTCTGCGTGGCAGAAACGATAGGGACGTTTGCTTCACAAGCCAGTCCTCTAAGTTCTTCAGCAATTGACTTAATAACCGTATATGAATTGACATTGCTACCAGCGCGATATCGTGAGGAAGCACATATATTAAGGTAATCAATGAAAATAATATCAGGTCTAAATGACTTCTTAAGTGCGAGTTCATTAAGAAGTGACTTAAAGTGTCCACTATGTGCACTGGCTGTAGGATACTCTTTAATAATTAGAGTACCTTGTGTCTTTTGTGCCAGGTTATTAACCTTTGTTTCAAAAGTATGATGTGGAAGTTCCACAATGTCTTGGATATTGACATTCAACAGGTTGGCGTCAATCCTTTCTGCGATCTTCTCTTCTGCCATCTCCATGGTGATATACAAAACATTCTTGTTCTGTAGAAGTGTAGCAGATGCCATGTGACACATAAACAATGACTTACCAACACCGGTACCAGCCAGTGCAATATTCAATGTCTTGTTAGGTAATCCACCCTTGGTGATCTTATTGAAGAACTCAAGGTCAAACTCAATACGATTCTCTCTCTTGTGATACAACTCATATCTTTCCTGATAATCATTCAGATAGTCGTGACCAACATGATTATCAAAACTGACAGACAGTGCATCTGATAAGATAGATGGAATTGCATCAGGAACCTTCTTGTCATCCTGACCATCTGCGATCTGGATAGATTCCATCAGTGCCAGATAGATGGCACGTTCCTTACACCACTTCTCTGTGGTATCACATAACCACTCAAACTCTTGTGGTTCAGGTTCTAGACAACTAACAAGTTGAACTAGTTCCTTGAATGATTGTTCGGTAACATCAGTCCTCTTCTCAATCTCAATACTCAAGACCTCCTGTGTAGGTGTCTCATTATATTGATTTACAAAGTCAGAAATCTCCTCAAACACAACCTTTTGGTTAGTGTCCTGGAAGTATTCTGGTTTGATGAATGGTATTACCTTTCTTAAAAATTCTTCGTTATGTAATAAGTTCTTGAGAACAAGAAACTCAACTCTCTCCATAACTAAATTCTCTCCTGGCTATTTGATCTAATTTCTGTAACACTTCTTCTGTGAAATATGTCTCAGGATCCTTGAGGATTGCCTTAGCATATACTTTCTTTCCGTCTATCTCATAACGACCTGCAACGTTCTTCCAAAGTCCGCCGAGTTCACCGAGTTCAAGAAGACCGTAATATCGATCAAGACCACGCTCATCGTAATAAAGGCGTACTGTAACATCTTTGTTCTCCTTACTCAAACGCGACTTGTGCGTCTTAGCTTTGATAAGATTTCCGACAACTTCTGTTCCATCCTTTTCTTTTTTCTTGCTGAGATAAATGATCGTAGACGCGGCATACTTGAGGCCACTGCCGCCTCCCATTTCCTTAGTAGGGACATAAGATCCGATGACATCGTAGGTGTGATTGGTAACAATCAGTGGAATGTTTGCTTGACCAAGTTTCAATGTCAACATTCTAAATGCGCCCTTGACCAGTTGGGATTTGGTCATGTCCCTGACCTGTTTATCGTCAAGGGCGTCTCTAATTTCTTTCTCTGTAGATAACATACCTAGAGAGTCTAAGACAAACATACAAGGTTTGCGTTCGTCTGGTTTCTTCAGGTATATATCAACAGCCTTCAGAGCTTTAGTCCTGAATTCTTCGATGGTAACGACATTAACAACGACGACGCGAGAAAGGTCAACACCACGGCTCGCGAGTAGGGATTTATTAACTGCGGCTTCAGTGTCAAAGTAGAGGCAGTAACCGTCAGGATTAGAATCGAGGAAATTCTTAACAACCGCAAGTGAGAAGAAAGTTTTTCCAGTAGAAGACTCCCCAGCAATGGCAGTAATCTTATTCCCAGATACCCCACCAAATATAGAACCTGAGGTAAGTCCGTTAAAAATGTACGAACCCGTGTCCACAAAGTGTTCCGTGTCGTCGATATCTGCTGCGAGTTTTGTGTAGTCATCTCCGATCTCTTTTACAATGTCTTTTAGAAAATCCATCAGCCAAAAAATAATTCAAGGTTTACAGTCTTCTCAACATTCCATCCAATGGCATCAAGAATAGTCTTGAGTGGGTCAAGGAAAGCTTTGTTGAATTGTAGTTCGTAGTCGATATATTTGTCAACACCAATTTCCCTAGGGAACTCTGAGATAAAGGAGATCACATTCTCCCTGATAGGGTTGGCCTTCTTAAGGTAGAGGAACTTAATCTTCTCACCGTTGTTGATATAGGAATACTTATTCTGTAGTCCTTTCTCTTTGATATAATAATTATATAGAAGAGCACCTCGGACAGCAATAGGTGTAGCTTTTTGGTATATATCAGAAGAACTTCTATATTTGTCTAGACCATTACATCCTCGGGGGAATGCAATATCCTCCGGTGGTAACTTATTGAATTGTTGTCGAGAGTCTTCGATGAACTTGATGACATCATCTTCAGTTCCGTTCATCATCAACTTAAGAGCATCCTTGATCATGGTCCTACAGGGAGCAGGAGTCGATGACTTTACAGCCTCGATACCCATGATCTTCAGTTTTGGTTCTGAGTATCTTACCCCTTCACTATCCCACACATTGAGAATGTATCTCTTCTTTGCTGTCCAGATTCCACGGTCTGCAATGTTCTCCCGTTTCATCTGCATCTTCTGGTCATAAGCGTTTACATACGACGCAAGTTCCTGATACGACGTGTCGATAAACGGTTCCAGCTTTTCTTCGCAGATCTTGTTAAGTAAGGATACAACTGCTGCTTTGTCGCCAGACTTAGAACTAAGAAATTTATCAACAACAGGTCCAAGGTTAATATAGATTGAGTCAGTGTCAGATGCAATGACATAATCTGTGTCTTGAGTTTGTAACAGGTTATTTAGATACCCGTTCATCTTATTTTCAATCCATCGTATAGATGTTTGTCCTGACAGGGTGATTGCTTCGGCGTTAGCAAGCTTGTAGAAACGGAAGTATTGGTTGCCAATAGCACCATAGCAAGAGTTGAGAGCAATCTTTCTAGCCATTTGGAAGTTATTGTATTTGGCAATATCCTTCTCTAGTTGTTTGGTCGGGTTCTTCTCATACTCCTGTTTGGCCTGGAGCATTTTCTTCTTATATATTTTACGTTC